ATGAAAAATCTAGTAGGTAAAACCGCGACTAAAGACGTTAAGTTCATGGATGATTCCCTGCAAATTCGCAAGCTGTCTATCGCAGCTGTGATGTCAATCCAGGAGCTTCAAAAGAAGAACACAGGTGGTGAGACCGCCGAGAGTAATATTGCACTGCTGAAGTTAGTGGTTACTAAGGCGGTTGTCGGCGCTGAAGACCTCACAGACGCGGACTTCGCGTCATTTCCACTGGATGACCTCAGTAAACTCTCCAACGAGATTCTGGAGTTTTCCGGCTTGGGAAACGTAGTAGCGAAGTAAAGACGCTACCAGATGATCTGCTAGTTGTATATGACATAGCATTTCATCTGAAGACACCCGTTTACAAGATCATGGATGACATGCCGCATGATGAGCTTGTAAATTGGATCCGTTATTTCGATACACGCCCACCTGGATGGCAGGACGATTTGCGTGCTAGCCTTATTATGCAGTCAAACGGGGTCAAGAAGCAGCCTCACGAGATATTCGCTTCGCTGGCTAAGCTGAAGCATGTAGAGAACTCTACGAAAATTAGTCCCAGCTTACTTGAGTTATTCAGGAACGCCAGGGGTGGGGATGCAGGAGTAGTAGAAAGTTGGCTTAAATGAAAATTACTGTAGACTTTGAGAGCGAGATTAAGAAGCTCAGGGAAGAAGTTAAATTGGTCGAGAGATCTGGCTTAGCCGAGCGAACACAGTTTGCAGTAGAATCGCTTAAGAGAACTACCCCAATTGATACGGGGTATGCGAGAAGCCGCTGGACGCATCGGATGGAAAACGGAGTTGGGATTATTAGTAATGACGCACCCTATATAGGCGTTCTAAATGAGGGCCACTCTAAGCAAGCGCCAAAGTTCTTTATTGAGATAACTTTGGCTGCTATCGGGGAACTTGAGTTTCCTGTGTATGAGAATACTAAATAGGGGGTGTAATGCCAGTACAAATTAAGGTAACTAGCGATTCGAGAGCCGCTAGACAGGACCTACGAAAGGTAGAAGACTCTCTTAACGCAGTGCGGGATAGCGCCGCAAGTATAAATAAGGCTATCGGTGGGGCAATGCTCGCGCTCGGTAGCACACTAGCTACTTTGCCATTTCTGGCGCTGGGTAAAGGCGCTGTTGAGACAGCCGCTAATTTTGAAACACTTAATGCTAGACTTGTAACAGTCACAGGTTCTGCCGATAAGGCTGCAGCCGCTTTCGAATCGGTTAAGAAGCTGGTTGCTGAGACACCATTTGAGGTTAAAACCCTCACTGACTCATATGCTAGACTAGCAGCTACAGGTAACAAACTATTCAAAACACAATCCGACATTGAATCGGCTATTGTGGCCATCTCTGATGCTGTATCCGCTGTTGGCGGGGGTGATGTAGAGATGAAGCAAGTGACAATCGCCTTTGAGCGTATGTCCTCCGAAGGCCGAATTACAGCTGAGCGGTTAAATCAAATTACTGACGCGGGAATCCCACTCACTAAGATTGCCGATAAGCTCGGTATGACGATGGGCCAGCTTCGTGCTGAGTCTGAAAAGGGTACTTTTAGCTTTGAGAAGTTCTATAAGGCATTTAATTTAGTTGCCAAGTCGGCTGATGGCTTTGCTGGAGCAGCCGCAAGACAGAATAACACTCTTAAGGGCGCAACATCCAACTTTAATGATTCCGTCTCCATACTCGGCGATAACCTTGTTAGATTGTCTGGTATTAGCCAGCTGCTTACCCGATCTATACAACGCAATACTGCTGTAATCAACGAATTCGGCAAGGGTATAGAGGTAAGCGTTAGATCTACGCTTGACAATCTAGTGATATTCAAGTCTGACGCGGCGTATATCCTTGATGAAGTTAAGAGTATGTTCACCCAGTTCGGTAGGATAGTTGTAAATCTTACCCCGAAGTTCAATATTAAGGACTCCGTAATCTACAAGATGATCGCCCGTACGATGGGTAACATCCGAATGGCTATCTCACCTATATTCTCACTGAATACAGAATCGATAGCCAATTTTATCAGAAACCTAACCGCGAAGTTTAGCGATATAGCTGATAGAACAACCCCGATTTCCTTTAAGGTAAAGCTGCCCACAATTGACCTTAAGAAATTTATACCAGGACTCGATGACGTAAAGGCTATCGTATTCAAGTTCGGGACATTTGTAAAGAATGTTTTCTTCTCGATGTGGGATGAGATCGTTGGTCACTCCACATGGCCAGACCTGATTTTGGGTGTGATTGAGTGGTCTTCCCGGTTGGAAGCTGGTGTTAAACCTTACTTTGATAGTTTCTACAAGTACGTATCTGGCATTTTTGAGAAGCTGAGGAGTTACTCAGATGCATTCAATTTTAATATCAAGTCTAAAATTGAGGTTAGCATACCGGATAGCACTAATCGGATTAAGTCTTTCTTTGATAAGATCGCTGATTATATCAAGGCGACAGCCGCTGAAGTCAAGAAAACAGATTCGTACGAGAGGATCGCTGGCAGGGTATCAGAAACTTCTGGTAAACTTCTAGAGTCAGTTAAGGGCTTAAACAGAATCGACTTTGCAGCGGCGTCCGTCTTCCTGGGCTCAATGAACACCATGTTTAGCTCAGGGATACTGGGTCGGATTGCTGGGGCAGTCGGCGCATCGGTTGGCGGTGCTACAATCGCGCATGATTCCAGCAAGATGGATTTAGCCGGATTTACTGATAAGTTCAAGCAAGCCATCGATAGCGGGCTGCACCATCTGAAGGTAGGCATGGTAGAGGTCGGGGATGCCCTCGCAGTTATTCTGCTAGCCGCTATGAGTAAGTCATTCCGTAGCCTTGCCCTAACAGTGCTAGCTGTTAAGCTGGCTGTGAATATGCAGGACGTGTTCTCCTCGGAGGCCACTATATCTGCCGTCACTACTTTTGGTGAGTTAGTTGGCCGTGTTATACGCGATGCCATCACCAACGAGGGCGAGCAGGGCATCCTCGCGTTAGTAGATAAGCTGACAAAGCTTACCGCTAAATTTGGTAAGGGCGTGCTGGCTGGTGCCGGTGTACCCACTACATCTGAGGGTGGAGGCTTGCTAACTGGTATCCTGGTGGGTACCCTTGGTTTTGCAGCGCTAACAGGCAACCTCAAGAAGGTCGCGATGCTGGTATGGGATTTGTCTAAGGTTATCGGTCCGCTGCTAATTGGTAAGACTATTACTGAAGGCGCAGCAGCTGGAACTCGTACAGTTGGCCGTATTGAGACAATGGTATTTGGTGCAGGCGGTGCTGCTGTTGCCCTTAGCACCGTAAAGGGTGGGTTCGCTAGGCTAGGCATTGGTATCGCAGCCGGTATGGGTGGACTAGCAGTTACACTCGCAGGGGGCGCTCTCGGTGGCGCAATCGCTGAGTCAATCATTCGTGCATTCGATGTACAAGCCCCAATTGCTGAATTAGCCATTCGCCTAGCCGCCATTGTTGGTGGCGGTATGCTGATGTCTAGAATCACAGCAATCTTCACCTCCAATATTGTAGCTGGGTTGGCTGCAGGAAGTGCATGGGCCGGGATGACTCTCGTTGCTGCAGCGATGGTTACTGCTATTAGCGGCGCATTACTCGGTATGAAGATTGCTGATATGCTAGGTATTAAGGATCCAATCTATCGTGCATTTACAGTTGCGGGTACTGCAGCAGCTGCCGCGTTCCTAGCCGCATTGTACTCATCTGAGATAGCCGCTGCAATTGCGTTTATCATCACAGGCCCAGGTTTGCTTGCAGCCCTCAAAGCTGGATTAGCCAGACTTGCAATAGGTACAGTATTCCTATCAGCAGTGATCCCTGGCGCCTCAGCTATTGGTGCATCTGTAGCTACATTCCTAGCAACTGTGGCTGCTGGGTTAACTCTACCGCTACTCCTGGCTGGTGCGGGGCTAATAGTTGGTGTAGGCTTACTCGGTGCCGCTATCTTTGGGGATGTCAACGGTACAGGCCCAATGGATAGTGTCAAGAGATTTCTAGTCGAGTTAGGGGAAACTATCGCCGATTTCTCATCGGGCCTTATCGACTCTATCATGGAACCCACTATGGAGTCCATGATAGTCTCGATGAAGGCCAAGTTTCTTGAGTTAATGACGTGGATGGGCTCGCAGGCAAGAGCTGATCCGTTGATGTTCCCTAATGGAGCCCCTGCTAACGGACCTACTAATATTCGTGCGTTTGCAAATGGCGGTAGGATCAGCGGGCCTGGCACCGATACTAGCGATAGCATACCGGCTCTCCTGAGTAACGGCGAGTTTGTCGTTAATGCGGCTGCTACTGCCAACAACAGAGACTTGCTTGAGAGAATCAACAACGGCACAATCATGCGTTTTGCTGATGGCGGGGACCCGTGGTCTGGGCGTAATGCTGGTAGGCCTATCATAGCTACTATCAATGCTAATAGCAAAAATCCTATTAAACTCGAGCTTGAGGACCCTAACAAATATTTACTACCAACTGCGCTAGCCTTAGAGGGTGCTACTGATGAACTGAAGATTCTGGCTGAGGCTATCTACTCCCAAGAATCTAGCAAGAATCCAAATATTAGGGATTCTAACAGGGGCGCTGTTGGTGGTATGCAAATCCTACCCGATACATTCAAGAGTGTTGCCGACGCTTCCTGGGATATCAGGGATCCATTAGATAACATGAGAGGCGGTATTCGCTACCTAGGTCAAATGCTTGAGAGAGCAGGTGGGGATATGCGTCTTGCTGCCATTGGCTATTACGGCGGGCCTAAAGGGCAGGATAAAGCTAAGAAGGGCATTGCCGTAAGTGACAAAGTTAATCCAGGTAATCCCACCACATTCGGCTATGCTGATCAGGTAATGGCTCGTGTTAATAAGCGCGGGTACTCACCTACTAAAGCTGGATCTGAGCAGCAGGCTGCTGATCTGAAGTTCCAGTCTGACTTCAATATCGGTGCAACCACATTTGCAGACACAGTAGCCGAAACCAAGCGGCGTCTCAAGGAGGCGGAAGCAGCTAAGAATGTTAAGCCAATTATACCACCTACAATTGATCTCCACTCACCATATTCAATGGAGGGTAGGCTACAGGGGGCAGGCTACGATCCCGCTCAGTATAATGTTGATGGTATGGGCTATGACCTACAGTTTGCTGTTAGTAAGCTTCTTAATCTCCAGTCGAAATTGTATTCGCGTTTAGTTCGCGAATCAAAATCATCCGCTGGTGTGAACGATACTACCGCAAACGCGTACTCCGACACCGGAAAGATACTAACGGAAAAGCTTGCTAAGGTAAAACTTACCGGCGAGCTAACTGATATTATTGCCAAGCTGTCGGATGAGGCTAGACAGATGGGGCAGGAATTCTCTACACAATTCGCTAACTCGTTTGAAACTAGCTTTGCAGATACACTTAAGGGCAAGCTGACCGTATCCGGTTTCATCAAGACACTGTTTGATAAGTTTACATCCCAAGTTATTGATACCTTCGCTAAGTCTGTAACTAGTACATTCTTTGAATCTTCAGGATTGAAGGGATTCTTGACTAACACGATATTTGGCGGTGTTGCAAGTCTAGGCGAAGATCTTGCAAAGGCGATGTCAGGGATATTCAATCCTACTAAGGGTGACCTGATGCAATTTCCATTCCCCGATCCGGTTCCACTGATTCCAGGTGGGATGGGACCTGACGGGAAGATGTTACCTAGCACTGGTATAGCTGATAAGATGCTTGGTACCCTGGATAATCCAACGAGTGGTATGGGTGGGCTGTTTGAGGGTTTACCTAATCAAGGATTCTTCGGTATTAATACTCCGAGTATGGTACCAACTACAGCTGATATTAGCGGTATCTCTGATAAGCTCTCTGAAGCCATAGGCGGT